GTGAGCTGGATGCGGTCGAAGGCCCGCTGCTTGATGATGGCCCAGCCTGGCGTTTGCACCGTCTGGGCGATTGCCGCGTCTTGAGCGTCCATTAGATTAGGTTGTTCTCCACACCGCTCTGGTCAAGGACGTGCTTGACGACCTGGATGCCGGCTCGCATGACGCCAGTGTCCTCAATTTTTTCAAGGTCATTCTGCTGTTGCTTGTCTTGTTGGGCAGACTGCGCCTGCGCCCGGACCTGCTCAGGAGACGCAATTGCCATCGCCCGTTGGATGTCCTCTTGCGAGGCGGGTACAATCAGCGACTCGCAGTCCCAACCGGCAAGGTCAAGGGCTTCCTCGACGAGTTCGGCGTAGTTGAATTTAACGCCCTGGGCGGCAAAGGATTCCTGAACTGCGGAGGCCGACACAAGCTGCATCAGAAGTGGCACAAGTTGGGTAGTGGCCCGACGGGCTGCCAACTTGGTAGACGCTAACACTTGAATTGTGCAACGGCTGTTGTAGATGTCGAGCATACTGCCTTCGTATGCCTTGCCGTCCAGGTCGGTGAGAATCTGATTGATGTCCTTGGGCTGGAGCTTGTCGTGCATGATGTCCATAAAGGCCTCAAGGGCCGGTATGAACACCTTCTCCGCAAATTTCTCAATGAAGTTCTGGAGCTTGTCGGCCACACCTTCGTTAAAGGCGTTGACACCCTGGGCGGTGCGAAGCGCCTGGGTGGGCATGTTGTCGGCCCCGTTGGCGCCAACGCGGCGGTTTGCGCGGGACTCAGACGTTTGCAGAACTTGGAGGGCTTCGGCACCGACCGACGGAATCGGAATCGGCGTGAGCTTCGGGCCGGTCAGTATCTTGCCGGGGGACAATTTTATGTTTTGTGAGGTGGTTTGCAACCCTTGCTCGGCAGTGAAGCCTGGGTTGAGCTGCAAGGCCACCACGTCGAGCCATGAATTCAGCACCGACGTTTGCAAATACTGCTCGCCGGCCAACAATTTCGAGACGCCAAAGCCGTACATGGAACCGGGCACGTCAATGAAGGCGCACGACAGTAGGGAACTGCGGCCAAACTCACTCTCGGTATTGCGAATTACGATCTTGCGTTGCAGGACGGTGATGATTCGGTCGCCGCTAATCCATTCCAGTATTTCGAGGGGCGCCTTGGTCGGGTCGAGGGACTGCTTCTCGGTCTGAGGGGCCGCTTGGTTGTCCCGATAGCTCATGTTCTTGCCGGCAGCCATTGATTCGGTGGCCGCCTCGCTGTTCGTGGCGAGAATCTGGGCTAATTCATCGCGGGTGGGGACATTTTTGTAGCCAGGATCGTCGCGCAACTGATCCAGCACCGACGCATCTGTGATAATTTGAACAACTGCGAACCGCGCCTTGCGAGCGTCGCTCTCGCGGAGAGACGGGTCCACCAAAACGTTGCGAAGTTCGATGTTCTCGAACGTCGGGTGGGAAATTTCGTAGTCCTTGACGATCTTTTTGACCTTGTTGGTCCCGTCGGTCGTCAACTCGTACTTCTTTTGCTGGCGGGTGGATGTTTTCCAGCCCCAGCGGGCGACGGTGAAGCCGTACAACAGGCAGCTCTTGACGCACTTACGGATTTCTTCCTTGAACTCGCTCAATTGGGTGGCCCACATGAGGAGCTTTTCCTTGGCACGGAGGGCGTCGGGTGGTACACGACCGATCGGTTCAAGCAAAAAGGGCTGCTTGTCGCTAAACAGGGCAAGCATGATGGCCGGTTCGAGCTTCTCGACGGCTTCAAGCACGACCGGAACGGCCATGCCGGCCCGCTGTGACTCGACTCCAGGCCAGTTCTTCGGGAGGCCGGCGGCGCGGAAGTTGTTATCCGCTCTCTCCCAATCATTTGTCATGTTCTTGCCGGAGGCGAAGGCCTCTGCGACTTGAACGTCGTGCAAAACTATACCGAGGGCGGTCTCGTCCTCGAGTGTTTGATTGCGCCACGCCACCTGTTCGGGTGTCACCTGGGCGGTGTTAGGGGCTACAATCGCGGTATCTAAACTCTCAAAGCCCATTAAAATATCGCCTCTGGCGCAAACACAAGTGCGTCGCTATCTTCAGGTCGTAACATTTGCGTCTCCAGGCCGTAATCGACGCCTGGGGTGCGGAGAAAGAAGGGAAGGTTCGGCGGCGGCATCTCGCCGGTCGAGATGTGCCCGCTGTAGAACTGGACCATCAGCGAGACGGTATCAATCTCATCATCGTGCTTGCCTTTGGGGAACTCAACAAACTGGGTGACGAGTTCGGCCCAGCCGGGCAGGCCGGCCAGGAAGCGTAGGCGACCCGTTTTTATGGCACCCTCGACGGCTGCAATGCGGAGGTACTTGGCACCCTTGTTGTTCGAGACTTTGATCTTGTCCACCGACAGGAAAATATTCTTGTCGCGGGCGATCATCTGGAGATAGTCGGTGAAGAACGTGCTGCCCTGGCTGCCCTCAATGAGCACCTTGATTGGGCGGTGCAGAAGGGCCATCTCAAGTATGTTCTGGGCGATCTGGAGAGTTGACCATTTGCCGCTGCGGATGTCGCACACAGTGGGGCAGCCGTTGATTTGTCGGCCACACAGGACTACGCGGTTGTCGGCTCGGGGGTCGCGGCCTTCAGCAAGGTCAACGAACAGGATTGCCGGCCCTACCGTTGCATTCGGATTCTTCGGTCGGACGGCACTGAGAAGTAACTGCTCGGTGAATAGCTGGGTGCCTGCCGCTATCGGTCGGTTGAGGTACTGGGCCGCGAAGGTCTCAGGATTGTCCCGTTGGATGGAGAGCAGCTCGTCAAGGCTGATACCGATTGTCTCGCCGGCTCGGGAGCCTTTGGTTAGCTTCCGCGGTGGAAAATTGCTGTCACTTACTCTGTTGCCGTTGGCGTCCTCTTGCCAGCAACCTTTGACGGTGATTTTCCATTTCCCGTCGGTGTTGTTACGGATTATGTGTTCGTAAAGGTCCCCGAACGTATAGCGAGTTCCTGTGACGTAAAAGTAGCCTCCGTTGTTAACGAGAGGGGTGTAGTGGCTGAACTCCTCAATCGTTTTCTTAAGCTGCTCAGGGTTCCGATAATTTTGTTCAGTAACAAGGTCATCAAAGAATCCCACGTCGGGGTGAAGGCCAGCCTTGCTGGACTTGGGAGAAGCCACAAACACCGTCGGGTCTTTGCGGCTTCGCGTCCGTGTCGGCACGGTGAAGGCCATTGCGGTCCCGAGCTTTTCCCTACAGAACTCGGGAAACAGTGTGCTCAACTTGGAGTTGAGGTTGGAACCGTCGAAATGTCCCTTGACCTGGCCGAGCAGTTCCTTAGACTTCCCGACGGTGGATTGCATAATCATTATGCTCACGTCAGGAAAGTTGAGGATTGTCTGGACCATCTCCACGATTGTCGAGGTGGTTTTGTAGAAGGCCCGCGACCAAAGGATTAGGCGGTGTTTCTGCTTGTCCTGCTCAAAATAGGGCTTCTTGTTGTCAAAGGCAATGTAGTTGGCAAAGAGATCGGCGTGAACGTCGGCTTGGAAGTCGTAACCCAGCAGGTCGGCAAGGTACATCTTGTCGGTCCTTGCCCGATGCTGGAGGGCTTCAAATTCGAGTTTTGCGGTCTCTTGGGCCGACAGGGCGGGCATTTAGCAGGTGACTGTGATGTTTGGGTTTGGCGCAATCCACACTGGTTGCGGAAAAACAGGAGGCTGAGCGATGTGGTTACAAAAAAGACACCGACCACAGTGTGGACATACGTGCGTCGGCAATGGGACGAATGTCGATGGGCAAGTGGTGCTCGGGATGTACATTACCGTCCTGCCTTGTGGGCGGCCAACTTGTTCTGATAGGCCGCGATGGCCGCGCCCTTACCCCGGGCGGCCTCGATCTTCTTGAAGTTGCCGGTCGTCTTGGTGCGGCCGATTGCCCGGACAGCAGCCCGTCCGTGGGCACCTTTCGGTGCGTGGCCCTTGCTGACGGGGTTGAGCTTTATGCTTCCGAGGGCTTTTGCCAGTCCTGACATGGTTATCCTTTTACGGCCTGAAGTTTTTTCACCCAATCTTCGCCCTCAGGTTCGGGCGGCTCGGTGGAGGAGGTGGGCTTGGTTTCGTACCCCTTGACTTTCATATAGAGGGTGGCCCAGCCGAGTTGGGTCTTATCGTCGGTGCCGCTACCGTCGCGTACTTTCTTCCAGAGGATGCCAAGGAACTCGTCGCGGCTGCCCGTCTCGTCTACCTGGCCGAAGTAGTCACCAATGAGGCGTTTGACGGCGGGATGACGGAGGGTGCGGTCGGCGGTGACTGAAAGCCCCTCGTCGGTCTTAGTGCCGGGGTAGGCCGTACGGGCCGCTGCGATCTTGTCCGCCCCGTTCGTGCAGAAGGCGACTACGAAGTCCTTGAGATTTTGGGTACGGAGGGTGACGAACTCCGGCACCTTTTGTAGTTCTTCGATTGTCATTTTGCAGTAGGCGGGCGAGAAAGACGATGACTGTGAGCCACGCGAGGGCGAGCGGGATGAATCTCATTTCTTCTGGACTTCGTATGGAACGCGGTCGTCGAAGGGTGGTAGATGGAAACCGACGGCGTGTGCCCCGCCATCGCTGGGTTTGTCGTTTGTTAGGAAAACCTCAGTGACCGGCGTGTCGGTGTCCTTAGCAAGTGCCTCGGCAGCCGAGGTCGCCCGCACGAACTTTTTCAAAACGTAGTCTTGTGTTTTCACTTGCGCTTTCGCTTCTTAGGGATGACTAGCGTCCCGTCTGGATTCCGTAAGCCAACGGCGATCTCATAGTCGGTTTGGGAGATTTTCTTGTCGGTGGTGGGGAGGGTGAAGCTAGGCTTTTGATATAGCATTGGCTCTCCGCTCTCGGGCGTGGCGGCGGCGATGGCAGTTGGCGCAGCGCACGTCGCACTTTGTTGCTTCAACCTCGGCTCGCCTGATACTGGTGCGGGCCATCTCTGGCACAGAGCCGATCTTTTGGTCTGGGTC